AAAAAGAAAAGTAAAACAAGAATCGGATTGGAAGAAGTATTACGGTTCTTGCCCAGAATTAAAAGAGGATTTAAAAAAATACGGTAAAGAGACTTTCAATAGAGAAATCATAAGTCTCCACACCACAAAGGGTAATTGTAACTTTGAGGAAACTAAGCAGTTATTCTTAAATAATGTCTTATCTGAGGCACTTGACGACGGCAGTCCAGCATACTACAATAGCAATATCCTTGGACGCTACATGCGAAAAGATTATGGTAACTTTGGAAGACACCCTAAAAGCGACACATGACTGGGCAATAGATCGTATACATACTCTTTGTGATATTCCTACTTATGACGTTGTAGATACCATAGAAGATGCACATGCCATCAAGGCAGAATTCAGTGAGTGGTTAGATCCAAAAATCGAAGACCATGAAATCTATTCACTAGAATACTTAGGAGACGAAGATGACTAACGGAGCATCGGACAGTTTTAAGAAACGAATACTAGAAGAATGTAAAAAGTTGACTGAAGATGGGCAGCACATTGAAGCAAGTCACCTCTTCAGAACTTATTTCCCAGAGTGTGGGTCAGCACTCCCTGACCGATTTGACACAGTAAGACCTTAATGTTAGACTACATAGACTTGAGCCGACAGAGAAATTTTCTCTAAGCGGATGCCGAGTTCTAAAGATTTAATGCTTAAAAAATTATCTATTCTTTCACTTCTTGCAGTCCCAGTTGCTGCTTGTGCTTATCCATCTATCAGTGAAATCTCAGCACCACCAAAGGTTGCTATGGTAGATGTAAAAGTCAATGAGGGTAAAGCAATTCCTATCGAAGTGATCGAAAAGTCTTGGAAGTGCCCTGGTTGTAACGACAATGAGAAGTATGTTCTCCAGCAACTCCAAGAGAAAACAAACATCTCTGACCGTAATGCCCTTGCAACGATTATGGGCAATATTAAGTCAGAGAGTAACTTCTATCCCAACATCTGCGAGGGTGGAGCACGAGTTCCTTATGAGCGTTGTCTTAGTGGTGGGTACGGACTCATTCAGTGGACAACATACAAGAGATATGCTGGTCTAGGAACCTTCTGTAAGAAATTTGGTTGCAATCCTAGCAGTATCGAAGGGCAGACTCGTTATATGATAAACGAGTCTCAGTTCCAAAAAGTTCTTCCCGAATTTGAGGGGCATGGACAACCTGTACATCAGTATATGGTTGGAGCCTACTATTGGTTAGGTTGGGGCATCAAAGGTTATCGTGAGCAATACGCTTATAACTATACTAAGAAACTTGTCTGGTCATGATCAAAAAAGTAATTAATCAAATCAAAAAAGTTTTTATTCCTAAGAGCGAATTCATTGAAGAAACTCCTAAGAAAGTTGAGAAGAAACAGGCGTCTTATACGGGAGTGGTTGCCCCTATCACTACTCCTACTGATTCTTGGTTTTCTGAACCAGTAAAAACCGAAAAGGTTATTGCTTACGAAAAGCATGTTGCTCAAAAGATTGAAGAGCAAAAGTTTATTGAAGCAGCACAACCCAAAAAGGAAGCAGAGGATATTCATCAACAGATGTATGCTCGTGCTTCCAAACACTGGGCAACTTGGCAAGAGAATGTTGGAGGTTCTGAAAACTTCCAGTCTGGTCCTGGTGGTTGGAACTCTGGTACTGGTATGGGGCAGTTTAAATGAATGAAGATTGGCGTTATTCTGACGAAAGAATGAAACTTCGTGAGCAAGCACTTAACCTATTACTAACAAGGTTTGGTAGTGAGTTGGATAGTGAAGGAGAACCAGTATACTCAAATCAATCAATCTATGAGTGTGCTCACGACTGGGTATCACAAGGAAATATGAATACTTTTGGGTTGGTTAAATACTATCAGGCGTATTACACATCATGAAAAAATTACTGCTTGGGTTAATTGGTTTATCATTAGTTTCTATACCTGCCCTTGCAGGAGAATCTAAACTTAAGAAAGGATTCTATAGTATGGACTCTATGGGTTGCATGATTACACGAGAATGCACCAAAGATGTCCGACGAATCAAGAGTATCAACGATATTCGTAAAGAGTTTCCTAATTCTAATTTTGATCTTATTGCTGACGAGTTTGACTCGATGCTGGTATCCCTTGATAAGATCGGAGTTATGGTTTTTCTAGGAGCAGAAAAATATTTCCCTGTTGGGCATCGTGGTGTTTATCACACGGTGTCCAACAATTTTTATTTGAATGATGCTTTTGTGCATCGTCCACACGTGCTTATGACAGTGATGCGTCACGAAGGTTGGCACGCTGCACAAGATTGTATGGCTGGAACTATCGATAATAGTATGATCGCTATTATCAAACCAGAAGAAGATGTCCCTAAAATCTGGCGTGATATTGTAGAGAAGACTTATCCTAAGTCTGCCGTGCCCTGGGAAGCAGAAGCAAAGTGGGCAGGTAAGACGGAAGGTATGACCGCCCAAGCACTAGAAGCATGTTCTACTGGTAAAATGTGGGAGATTTATAAACCAACACCATTGACTGAGAAGTGGTTGAGAAAAGAAGGTTACATCAACTAAATATAAGAGCCTTGCTCTCGTTAAATGCCAGAAGAAGTCAAAGAAGTTTCTAAAGAAGAAGAGAAGAAAAAAGGTTTATTTGGTAAAATAAAAGCAGCTGCCGATGACCATGAAGGTCAGTTGGAAGCAATCAGCACTATGGTCAGACTTGGTATCCTTATCTGGTCTGGTGGTATTTTGACTCTTGCTTATATTAAACTTCCTGCTGCACTTGGTATTCCTGAGCAAAAACTTGATCCTACTTTCATTGCATCTGTTTTCACTGGAGTTCTAGCAACATTTGGTGTTCAGACTGCAAAGAAGTCTGGTGATGGAACGATGAAGATGGGTGGTGCTGGTGGTGTTTCTAAGGCAGACTTAGAGAAACTGATTGCTGCTGCTGCACAAACCGCACCTGCTCAAACCATTCGTATTGAGCAAGCACCTCTTCAGATTGCAACTGCTGCTCCCAAGAAGGACGGCGAACCACCTGTAATGCCTACGGTCTAATACCATGATGTTCTTAACTATGTTTATTGTTGGTCATATGGAAATCGGCAATGGATATTGTCGTACAGATATTATGCTTCATAATGACCCAATCGCAATGGAGTATCCTTGCGAATATTATTCTGAACTGAAAGATTTGGATATCAAACTACAAGGTCAGTAAAATGGCACTCAACAAAAAGACTGATGTCCCAGAAGTAATACCACCCACACCACCAAAAAGATTCTCTACAAAGAATATTGCTATTGGATTAGGTGTGGTATTTGGTATTGCTCATATTGGTGTCCTTGGTCATTTGTTGAATGCTGTTAGACCGCAGTATCCAGTAATTAATTTTCCACAGGGAGATTATTCATCTTATAAAGTTGAAGCAACTAGGGATGGATATAGAATTGAATATAGAGCAAATGACCCTAGAGTTTTACAATCGGAAAAATCACTTCAATTAGATGCTGCTAAGAAGGGTTTATTTGGTCCTAAGGTAGAGCATCGTAAGGAATATCGTATCGACCAATATACTATGGATGGTGCTAGAAACTTAGGAGGTGGCGCTGACGCCGAGGGAAAGTCTGCAAAAGACATAGAGTGCATCGTGGCGGACGCTGGAGCACGGTCACAAGGTGCAATGGCAGGTAGTGCGATTGCTGCTGGTGTTGCTGTTCCTGCTGCGATGAACATACCTTATATTGGTTGGTTGGCATCTGGTTGGGCACTGTTGCTTGGGCAGAAGATGGGTTCGGAAGCAGGGTCACAAGTTGGCAAAGTATTTAATGATTGCTAATGGAACATAAATTTAAGTATTACTGGGGTGGAGAAGACAACTGGTATACCAAGAGTAAAAGGTGGGCAAACGAACAAAAGTTTCCCATCAATCATCTTGCTCTAGGTTTCATAGAGTGGTTATGGACTATGTGGGTCCAAGGTAGAGTTGATATGGAAATGACTGATGTGGATAAACAAGTGAATGAGATTATGAAAACTTGGGATGAAGAAGAGAAACGGGAACCAGTAATAGAAATCAAAAAGTCAGATATAGAAGGACTTGATGATATTCGTATCAGAGATCCTTGGTTTGATGACGGAGATTGGAATGATGCTTCTATCAACTACAGGAAGTGGCAATGAGAGATATAAACGATCCTGTCTGGTCTGTTATTATTCTTTTATGTTGCGGACTCGCATTTACGCTATATTGTGTCATATATATTCTACGCCTATCATATAAGGAACTAGAAGAAGATGTCCAAGAGTCCGAACAAGGGCAAGAAGGGGACTGCAAACAACAAGAAGCAGAACCAGGGCAACGCAACAGCGAAGAAGGCTAAGAACGGGGGTAAGAAAAAGTAAATATATGCCAAGAGAATGGAATACTTCTTTTAGGGAACCGTGGAACCCTATCATAAAGAAGTGCCTAGATGGTATAGACCTCCACAATAAATTGTATACAGAAACAAAAGACACATTTCATTTAAACCAAGCAGATTTACTCAGGGTATATGTTACAAGATTAAAAATTTGGATACATAATACTGAACCAGAAGCATTTCACAGGAAAGAATTCAATGGGAGCAATGACACCACCAAGTCGGAAGAGTTGTTATAACTTCCGAGTTGTAGAAATAAATAGGGTTGTAGATGGAGACACAATCGATGTCACTATTGACCTGGGTTTTGACCTTTATAAGAAAGAAAGGGTCAGAGTGGCAGGAGTCGATACACCAGAGAAACGAACTAAGGACGACGAAGAGAAGGCACTTGGCTACGATGCAACCCACTGGCTCGAAGACAAACTCAATGGTGCTATCGCTGGTGATGATGACCTCGTTATTAGGACTGAGCTTGTTGGGGGTGTTGGTAAATACGGTAGACTCCTGGGATGGCTTTACATCGGAGACGCAGAAGTCTCTCTCAACGAAATGATGATTATCGAAGGATACGCATTTCCCTATGATGGTGGCACTAAGGTGAAAGATTTTGAGATACTGCGTGAGATACGAAGAGCAAACGGCACTCTTGTAGAGTAATGTAAAGTTTTATGTATGCGTGGGGGTATGGTGGTATAAATAATAGTAGTTATATTTGCTGCTATGAAACATATCCACCATATTATTCCTAAACATATGGGAGGAACTGACGACCCTTCTAATCTTATAGAGTT